CACTAATTAAAAAGTTTGAAGGTTGTAAATTAAAATCATACAAATGCTCGGCAGGAGTTTGGACAATAGGTTATGGTCATACTGCAGGAGTAAAAGAGGGTGATGTTATATCACAACCTGAAGCAGATAAACTGTTAGAAGAAGATATTGCAAAGTTTGAAGATTATGTAAGTGATAATGTAATCGTAGAATTAAATCAAGGTCAGTTTGATGCATTAGTTGCATGGACATTTAATTTAGGAGTTGGTAATTTAAGAAGTTCAACCATGTTAAAAAAATTAAATGAAAGTGATTATGGTTCAGTTCCATTTGAAATGAGAAGGTGGAACAAAGCTGGTGGTAAAACATTAGACGGACTGATTAGAAGGCGTCAAGCAGAATCTCTACTATTTGAGGGTAAGGAGTGGCACAAAGTATAAATTATGAAAAATTATGAGATTGAATTTGAGGATGAAGTATATTATTTACCTCAGTTAGATACAAAAACAGTAGATAAAAAAAGATATTATATAACACCAGAAGGTAAAGAGTATCCCTCTATAACCACGGTATTATCACCTAGAAATAAAGCAGGTATAATGAAGTGGAGAAAAAAAGTTGGTGAAGAAGTTGCAACACACATAGCAAGTAAGGCCGCAGTAAGAGGTTCTAAAGTTCATAAAATGTGTGAAGATTGGTTAAGTGAAGATTTTAGTTTTGAAACATGGGAGAAACATAAGAAAGACTTTTTACCATATACTTTATTTAATGAATTAAAAAATCAAAGATTTGAATTCATAACAGATGTCTATGCACAAGAGATATGTTTGTATTCAGATAAATATAGAGTGGCAGGAAGAGCAGACTGTATTGCTAATTATCAACATCAGCTTTCAGTCATAGATTTTAAAACTTCCACAAATGAGAGAAAAGATTCGTACAATGAAAATTATTATATTCAAACAGCGGCATATGCCTCAATGTTTGAGGAGATTACAGGTCAACCTATTAATCAAATAGTAATTTTAGTTGTTACGGAAAATGGTACAGTACAAGAGTTTATCAAAGATAAAAAAGACTATATACCATTATTAGAAGAAACTTTAGATGAGTGGTACAAAACATGCAAGTAACTTGGACAGAAAGTGCAGCCAATCAAGCAAAAGTGATATTGGCAAATGAAGAAGAAGGTTTGAATGTTCGTTGTTTTATACAAGGTGGCGGATGTTCAGGTTTCCAATATGGATTCACTTTAGATGAACAAAAAGAAGATGACCATGTGTTTGAAACAAATGGTACAAAACTTTTAATAGACCCAATGAGTGGTGTATATTTTCATGGTGCAGTAATAGACTATGTAAATGACCCATTACAAGGTTCTATGTTTACTATTAGCAATCCTAATGCGAAATCAACATGTGGTTGTGGAAGTTCCGCAGCATTTTAATTTATAATTGGAGTATATTATGGACCTAAACAGAGATGGTGATGGCTTCTTAGTCAATACAAATGACTGGTCAGAGGAAGTCATGCAACAAATGGCACAAGAAGATGATTTTGTCATCACAGATGAAATCAAAACTTACATAGACAAAGCAAGAGAAATGTATAATGCAACAGGCACAGTTCCTGCTGTTCGTAACTTTGCAAAAGAGTTTGGAATGGATAGAAAGGCAAGTAAACTTTACGAAGTTTTTAAATCTGGCCCAATGAAAAAGATTGCAAAGTATGGTGGATTACCAAAACCAACAGGCTGTGTTTAATGTCAGATAGTACAGTTCACACACCAAAAACATTTTCATTAGAAATAGAAAAAATTGCATTTGATAAAAGATGTACACATCTTGATGCAATATCTATCTATTGTGAACAAATGGGTATAGAACCTGTAACTGTCGCAAAACTAATAACAAAAAGTTTAAAAGAAAAAATAGAAGCAAATGCTAGAGATTTAAATTACTTACCTAAATCTGCCAAGCTACCTTTATAATGCAACCAATAGATGCGTACTTAATGTATTGTGCCATGAAAGCACATTTTGACAAAGGTGATTATGACTTTATAAAATATGGTGGTAAATCCAAAGTGTCAAGAGATTCATTCTATAAAAGGAATGATAGAATTTTTTTTGTTAAATTAACTAGAAAATATAAAAGTAAAGATGATATACAAGATTACTTACTTGCTAACTTTTTAATTTATCCTAAAGGTTGGGTTGGTAAGTTTCATGAAGATAATTATATAGAATGGCAAAAGAAAATACAAAGTTTAACTTACACTTTTAAATCTGAGATAGAACCTATCATGGATTCTAAAATGATAGCAGTATCAGAAAATCAACATCCTAAACTATTAAAAGAATATCTAGGTAAAAGAGTGTCACTAGAAACTATGGTTATATTAGATGGCATTTTAAACTACAGTAAAACATGGAATACAAAATTAAAAGATGATTATGTATGGAAAGATGTTTATAAACTTATAAATGATTATAAAAGTTTTTTAAAATTTGATGTGACAAACTTCAAATTTGTATTAAGAGAATTGATGGCATGAAGAAGATTAGACAGTTAGATATGGAGTTGGCAGGTGGATGTAATTATTCGTGTCAAATGTGCCCACAGAGTTCTGGTCGTGAAAAAGAATTTAAAAAATTATTGAAGTGGGATAATTTTGTAAAGATTGTAGATAATGCAATAGAGCATGAAGTTGAAACTATCAGTTTACATGGTGGTGGAGAACCTACTTTAAATAAAAAATTTATAGAATGTGTAAAATATATCAAAGATAAAAATATACATTGTAGTACAATTACAAATGGTTATAGATTAGATGATAAATTAATTCAAGAGATAGCAGAAAGTGGATTAGATGTAATTCGTATTTCTGCAATAGGTTATAATAGTGAAACATATAATAAATGGATGCCTGTAAACAACAAAGATGAATCAGATAGATTTTTTACAGTTAGAGATAATGTTCGTAAATTAGTTGATGCATGTAAGAATACAAATACAGAAGTTTATATACAACATTTAATTATAGACATGAATAAAAAAGATTATGAGGTAGAACAGTATATAAAAAATTGGGTAGACTACACAGGTGCAAAGTCAGAAATTTGGATGATGCATAATTGGTCTGGTGAATATGAAGTTGTATATGAAAGAAGAAAAGATAAAAGAAGAAGTTGTGGTAGACCTACGGCATCTATGTTACAAGTTAGGGCTGGTGGTTTAGATAAACATCAAGGTGCAGTTGTGCCTTGTTGTATGGTTTTAGGAAATGACAAAGAGGCAACTCTTGGTCATCTAGATACAAATACAATACAAGAGATTTTAGATAGTAAAGAATATCAAGAATTAATTAGGGCACACGAAGAAGAAAGATTTGATGACATATCATACTGTAAAAACTGTGACCAATTATGGGAAGTACCAGAAAGTTTGGTATGGACAAATATAGATAATAGAAAATATAATACATCAAAAGTTATTGAGGACATGAAACTTGCTTGAATATCACGAAAAACCCTGGCCACACTTTACTGGTTCTCTACCAGATGATTTTTATAACCATGTAAAAACTATGTGGGATGAAGATGATGCTAAAAAGAAATGGAACAAATGTAAAAATAGGTCAAACATAATTATAGAAGATGATAAAATTAATACCATACTCAACGATATCAGTTTAGGTATATTGACTAAAAGTAAACATATATTTGAAAAGTTTTATCCTAGACTTGATTATGAAAAACTTACAGGTGAGTGTTCAAATTTATTTTCAGAGAATCCAGCCAGACTTGCATATCCTATGAGAAACTTACATATTGATAATGGTAATAAGTTAGTTACAGGTTTATGGTATTTTAGACATGAAAATGAAGAATATGGTTATGGTGGTAATTTAATATTACATAATCCAATAACAAAAGAAGAAAAAATATTTGAGTATGGTGAAAATAAAATTGTATTGTTTCCTAATACACCTATCAGTTGGCATCGTATAACAATTAGAAAATGTTCAGAACATCCTAGAAGATTTATTTGTATGAGACTTGAAACAAAATTAAAATTACATAACTATCAAACTAAGAATGGTAAGGATGTTATGATTTATGAAGATTTAAAAAATAACTATGAATAATGTATTGATATATGGAAATGGTAAATCTAGATTAGATTTTAAACCAAGAAAATTTGAAAACATATCTACTTGGGGATGTAATAGAATATATCGTGAAAATATACATGTGGATAATTTAGTGGCAGTAGATTACATAAGACAACATGAAATAATTAAAGACAATTATACAGATTCTACATTATGGTTTTCAGACTGGCATGAGTTACCAAAACGATTTATTGATAAACCTGCTTGGGGTAGTAGATACATAGAATTATTAAAACTAGGTTTTGACAAAGACCAGATTTTTGAAAATAGTAAAACAGGGAAAACAAGATGTGTGGTAAGAGGTAAGAATCCATTTACTGCTTTACAAAAGTTTTATCACATGGATAAACCAAAAGATGAGGGTGAGATAGAAGCACTCAAACACAAGTGTATGAGAAATACAGGTTTGTATATTTCATGGATAACAGGTAAAGAGGATATAGTAGACATAGATGAGTTTGAGGGAAATAGTGCTGGTAGCACATCAATGTATTTTGCTTGTGAATTAGGAGCAGAAAATATTTACTTGTTGGGATTTGATTTAGCAACAACAGGTAAACCATTAAGTAATGTGCATTTGTTACCTGATTACAATAAAGGATTTGATTCTACAATATGGCAAAATCAAATGAAAACTGTTATGAGAAAATTTAAGAATGTAAATTTTTATTGGGTATCACCGCAAGAAGAAAAGAACAAATTTAAAGGTATAAGTAATTTAAAATTTGTAACAATGGAAGATTTAAAAAAATGGATAGACCAAACGGAATAGATTGGTATATAAAATGGATTGCTAGTGTCATACTAATATTTGGTGCAGCATTTACAGCTATGAACATGTATCCATATAACATGTATTTACAGTTCATGGGTGTTTTTGGATGGTTAATCGTTGGAATCATCTGGCGAGATTGGGCGTTAATAGTGGTGAACACGATAGGTTCATTAGTTCTATTGGCAGGAATAATACACTATCTAACTTTAGATTGGTATTTAATAATTTATGAAAGTTATATAGAGGCAAAATTATGGTAAAAGAAAAGTCAGAGTATGTTAGATATGACATTTCTATTGATGGTAAAAAAACATTTGTTTATGCATCAAGATGGTTGTCAGATAAACAAGCAAAAGAAGATATAAAAAGTAGGTTTGATGATTGTAAAGTTACAAACATTAAAAAAGTATCATGACTACTTTAGTTTATGGAAATGGTGAATCTAGAAAGTCTTGGGATGCAACCAAGTCTTATACAGGATTTACTACATGGGGGTGTAATGCAGCATATAGAGATTGTAAAGTTGATAATCTAGTTGCAATAGATTATGCAATGCAACAAGAAATATATAAGTCTGGTTATGCATATACTCATGATTGTCACTTTGCCGATTGGGCAACATTAGAAGGGTTTGACCCAGAGTTTATGAAGGCAAACTATCCACCAGAATATATTTTTGAAACACCAAAAAGAAATCAAGGAGGTGGATATGGTTGGTATGATAGAAAAAATTGTGTGGTTCAAGGAAAGGATTTAGAAACTGCAGAAAATAATTATCAAGAGATAACTAGTCAGTTCCCACATTTAGATAAGGAAGATGTGAGAAGAAAATGTTATAAGGATGCAGGACTTTACATCACTTGGTTAGAAGACCATGATAGAGTTAGATACATAGACTATCCTAGAGATTGGTGTGCAGGAGCGACTGCCATGTATTTAGCTTGTAAAGAGGGAAATGAACATGTCTACATGTTAGGATTTGACCTAAGTGAATATGGTGAACCTATCAATAACATTTATAAAGGAACAGATAATTATCTACCAGAAGAATCTAAAGGATTCAATACTGATAATTGGGTAACACAATTAATACAGACATTTAAAGACTTCCCAGATACACAATTTCATTGGGTTGTGGATTCTGAGGCAAGTCCTTTGGTATGTAATAATGTGCAAAGTATTTCATATGAAACCCTTGACAAAATTTGTAGTACCTAGTATTATAAATAACTATGTATTGTAAAATACATAAAAATAAACATACGATAACATACGGAGATATAATATGACATTAGATAGTCTAAAATCAAGTAATTCACTTAATAAACTGTTAGACGCAGCAAAAGGTGAATCCGACACACAAGAGAAAAAATCCTATGTAGATGAAAGATTGTGGAAACCAGAGTTAGATAAGTCTGGCAATGGTTATGCAGTCATTCGTTTTCTACCTGCAGTAAAAGGAGAAGACTTACCATGGGCAAAAGTTTGGAGCCATGCATTTCAAGGCCCAACAGGTCAATGGTACATAGAAAACTCTCTTACAACACTTAATCAAAAAGACCCTGTATCTGAACACAATACTAAATTGTGGAACACAGGTCTTGAATCTGATAAAGAGGTTGCTCGTAAACAAAAAAGAAAACTACAATACTTTTCAAACATCTATGTTGTTAGTGATACTAAACACCCAGAGAATGAAGGTAAAGTGTTTCTGTTCAGATATGGTAAAAAAATATTTGATAAGATTACTGCAGCAATGTCACCAGAGTTTGAGGATGAAAAAGCAATCAACCCATTTGATTTTTGGGAAGGTGCAAACTTCAAACTAAAGATTCGTAAAGTAGATGGTTTTTGGAACTATGATAAATCAGAGTTTGAAGATACATCTAAACTTTTTGAGGATGATTCAGAAGCAGATAAAGTTTGGCAGTCACAACACTCTCTTGCAGAGTTTACTGCACCAACAAACTTCAAATCTTATGATGAGTTAAAAACTAGACTAGATGCAGTCCTTTCTGGTACTGTAAAAGTTGGAAATGTTGCTGATAAAATAGATGATGAACCTGTAGCAGCCCCAAAGGTTGATACAAAACCTGAAACTACAAAGGTATCAACACCTGTAGTTGAAGAAGATGACACATTGGCATATTTTGAAAAACTAGCAGATAACTAATCTACTGAGAGGTGTCCTTTCGGGGGCACCTTTTTTCACATAATCTCTTAAAT